AAGTTCAATGAGTCAGGAGCAATGGATTATAAATGGTTTGAGTCGGAGATTAGGCCTAATTTTAATATATTTTTACGCCATGACGTTGATTCTCTTTCTTTTAATATGCTGACAAAACCAGCAAACGAAGGTGGCGACTTGAATAGGTGTCAGCTCGTTGATTTGATTCACACTAGTTTGACTATGTTGAAATACCTTAATGAGAAATTCCCTTGCAGAGAAAATGCAGTCACGATTACTAAACTTGAAGAGGCTTTAATGTGGCAAGAAAAAAGAACCAAAGACCGCGAAGCTAGAAACGTGGAAGGGAAGAACGAGGTTTAAAATGCTAGAATGTTTTAAAAAAGACTATTCAGAACCAAGTCAAGATTACGGATCTCATGGAGAGGGCGAGCAATTTATCTCTAAGTGGGGTTATATTATTCCCCACACCAAATACGCCCAAGGCGCAGAGACTCCAGATAATCAATATTCAGAATACACTCACGGCAGTATTGTTGCCGCTGGTTTGCCGATCCCTTTTGATCATCGAAACGATGGCGGTATTAGTGGTGCTTGTGAGCGCCTTTCTGATAGAGGGGTTAACTCTACATGGGAAGATCACAGAAACGCTTATAACGGCATTGTAGGCGGCGCTGAGATACTCTATCTAAAACGCGACCATTTATCGAAAGTAAAAGCAGAGGACATACTTCACGCCTTTAGCATCACTTTTCCAGATAGAACTATTCGCGGAGCCAAGGCACGTGGGCCTAAAGAGCGGGGCGGTGGGAATCTTGTTGCCTCAAAAAAATCAGGTATGGACGTTGCTTTATTAGGCGAACTCTTTTTTATAGATAACCCGAAAGACTTTATCGAAACCGAAGCAATGATTAAATTTTTAAAGTCGGTGCTTATATAGTGGAAGTAAAAATAAGCGAGATATTTACAGGACTTATGAAAAGGGACGCCGTTTCTATGACTAAAGTATCGAGGGAGGCGGGGGTTAAGTATTGCACTCTCGTATCCTGGAAGAATAAAAACACACCAAAAATTAAAGGGGACTTACTTAAGGTAAGTGAATATTTCAAAGTGCCATTGGTTTATCTCTTGTTTGGAATCTGGCAAGAGGACTTTGAAACAAAAAGGACTGCATTAAATTATTTCAAGAGAGGGGAAAATGGAACTACCTGTTAAAGAAAAAGGGAAATTTTCAAGAGTCAGAATGATACGGTTAACGCCTGAGACTGACGACTTACTTAATTTGATAGCAAAGGACCCGAAAGTAGACGTTCCGCAATTTATCAGAAACGCCATTAAAAACGAAATCAAGAAACTAAACTTAAGCGAGCTTATCAATGGCCACTGAATTAACAAAAGAAGAGATGTTTGCTCTTGAATATATAGTTGATCTAAACGCGACCAAAGCTTATATGCGAGTTAATCCCGATGCGGCTTATTCAACTTGTAGCACCGAAGGTAGTAAGATGCTCGCGAAGTCTAAAGTTAAAGACCTAGTGGACAAGCTTAAGAAAGAGCGTGCTGAGAAGGTGAAAATCACGGCCGAAGATGTATTGCATGACTTAATTGATATTAAAGACCGTTGTATGCAAAAAGAGCGCGTAATGGAGTTTGATACAGACGCAAAATGCATGATGCCTACTGGTGAGTGGCAATTCAAAGAGCAAGGCGCATTGAAAGCAGTTGAACTTTTAGGAAAGCACTTAAAAATGTTTAAAGATCAATTACAACTTAGCGGCACCTTGGAGAAGCTCAGCGATGAAGAGCTTGAGGCGCAAATTGAAAGCTTTAAGAAAAAAGAAAAGTGAATAGAGAAGAAAAAATAAAATATTTAAAGACTCTCAAAGAAAAAGAGCGGCGAATTAAGCACCGCTTGATTGAGACATATTTTCCAGATGAAGGACCACTTCGGCGCGAGCTTTATCAGAAACATTTAGAGTTTTTTAAACTAGGTGCCGAGTTTGAAGAGAGGCTTGCACTAGCCGCAAATCGTATAGGTAAGGCTTTAAAACATGGAACCAAAGTGGCGACTCCGAACGGATGGGATTTTATAGAAAATCTAACGGTTGGATCTAAGGTAATTAGCGGTAATGGGGAAATAACTAAAGTTAAAGGTGTTTATCACCAGGGAATAATGCCTCTTTTTAATATATCAATGGACGGTGTACACAATATCACAGCTTGCGGCGAACATCTTTGGAAGGTTAAGCTACCAAACGCAAGGTATCCATATCGTTATAGTCATAAGAAAAAAGAAGATAATCCATTTTTCGGGAAGTGGTCTGTTAAAAAGACTAGTGAGCTTTTAAGTTATGGTAAAATCCCTAGAACAAGGGCCGTTATACCGAAAACAGAGGCTTTCCAATTAGAAAAAAGGAAATTATTAATCGACCCTTATTTGATGGGGTGCCTACTGGGAGACGGAGGCCTAACAGGTAGGACAACCAAATTTTCCACTAATGATTTAGAAATGATTACGGCGTTTAAGAGAGATTATAAAGTAGTGGCATATGGAAAATATGACTATGGAATCAACGGAATAATTAAAGACATTAGAAAATTAAACCTTTTCCAAGCCAATTCAAAAACAAAATTTATTCCTAGTGATTACCTTTACTCATCTAAGGAAGATAGGTTAGCGGTGATTCGAGGGCTTATGGATACCGATGGCAGTATTTCAAAGCAGTCAATGGCCATGGAGTTTTCTACTGTTTCAGATGATCTGGCGGATGGTTTTGAATGGTTAGCTGCCTCATTAGGATTTAAGACACGCAGAGAGAATAGACAGACATACTGCAACGGTAAAGCTGGTCAACCTAGCTTTAGAATCGGTTTAAGAACTGGGAAAGTATGTCCGTTTAAACTTAAAAGGAAAGCTGAATTATGGAGGCCTTTAAAAGAGACTGCTGACTGGGTTATTCATAATATAAATGAAGCTGAAAAAGGTTACGCTACCTGTATTGAAGTTGAGCATGATTCCCATACTTTTGTTATCGAGCATGGGATTGTTACTCATAACACCGAAACCATGGGCGGTTATGAATTAGTTTGTCACTTAACAGGCGATTATCCTACTTGGTGGCCTGGGCGTAGATTTGATAAACCTGTTGAAGCATGGGCAGTAGGTAAAACAGGGCAAACGGTCCGAGATGTTATTCAAAAGAAATTACTAGGACCTAAAAACGCAATTGGTACAGGTCTTATAAAGGGTGAGTTAATTGAAAACACCACGCCCAGGAGTGGAATACCAAACGCTATTGATACCATATACGTAAAGCATAAAAGCGGCGGGGTAAGTGAGAGAGGTTTAAAATCCTATGACCAGGGTAGGCAGTCTTTTGAGGGAACGAAGAAAGATGTAATTTGGTTAGATGAGGAATGCCCTCTTGAGGTTTATACTGAGTGCCTTTTGAGAACTACGGATACTACAGGAAAAGAAGATAATAACGGTATTATGATGACTACCTTTACGCCTTTGCTAGGAATGAGTGAAGTCGTTTTACAGTTTCTACCCAACGGCGAAATAAGCGAAGAGCATCAAGGTTCCAAAGCGGTTATTAGTGCAACATGGGACGATGTTCCGCATTTAACCGAAGAGACAAAAAGAAAACTACTTGCCTCCATTCCCCCTTATCAAAGGGATGCAAGGGCAAAGGGCGTACCTCAGCTTGGATCTGGTGCAATTTTCCCAGTTAGTGAGGATGATTACCTTGTTGATGACTTTGAAATTCCCGATCATTGGCCTAGAAGTTATGGGCTTGATGTTGGGTGGAATAAAACGGCAGCGGTATGGGGCGCACTCGACCCTGAGACAGGAATAACATATTTATATTCTGAACATTATAAAGGTGAAGCAGAGCCGATTATTCACGGCACATCTATAAAAGAAAGAGGTTCCTGGATACCAGGGGTTATTGACCCAGCGGCGCGTGGACGCTCCCAGGTGGACGGTAGAAAGCTTTTAGATATGTACATCAATGATCCAGTAGGGCTTGATTTAACACCAGCTCAAAACGCGGTCGAGTCAGGCATTTATGAAGTTTGGATGGGGTTATCTTGCGGAAAAATCAAAGTCTTTAAGTCGTTATCTAATTGGCGAGCCGAGGCAAGGCTTTACCGAAGAGATGAGAAAGGGAAAGTGGTTAAAAAAATGGATCACCTTATGGACTCTACTAGATATTTAATTGTATCTGGAAAGGAAGTTCGAAGAGTGAAGCCATCGGATAATAAAGAAGAATTTAACAAATACGGCGGGAGCGGTGGATGGATGGGATGAGTGAAATAGAGAGGTTGTAAAAAGAAAATGATATTTTAATAGGGACATTTAATTATATCTCTCAGGAACTGAAACAGATAAAAGTCCTGAATAATCAATGGAAGCCAAGTGGACTATATAGTTATTTAGATTTGAAAATTTTAGAGATTGAGAAAAAACTAGGGGAAGGAATCGAGAGTTGTAAATAGCTTTTCTAGGGGTAAGAAAAATAAGATAAAAACAACGTAAACCCTAGAAATTAATCAGTTCTGGTATGAGAAAAATAAGCATCTGGAGGAGAATAAATGAAACCAATTAAAAACAGAATTACGATCAAAAGAGACAAGAAAGAAGAGGGTTTAATTATCACTCCTGGAAATAAAGATAAAAACCAGGGCGTAATTATTGAAGTTGGACCCGATCAAAAGCTAGGCTTAAAAAAGGGTGACAGGGTTTTATTTGGCCCTAACATTGGATGCAAAATAGAGTCTAACGGAGAGAATTTACTAGTTATGAATGACAGCGATGTTTTGGCGGTTATTGGCTAATGCTTGTTAAAGTAATCATACTGTAATCGTTTAGCTTACCGATGCTACTAATTACCCTATTAGCATGGGGAAAAATTCAGAAGATTCAAAAAAATCTATAATTGAAACAGCAAAGAAAAACTTCACCTTTGGTGTTGATGCTGATTCAGAAAATAGAACATTAGCCTTAGAGGATATGGCCTTTAGAGCTGGCGACCAATGGCCAGAAGAAGTTAAACAGGCCAGGCAATTAGAATCACGCCCTTGCTTAACTGTTAATAAAATCCCTCAGAATATTCACCAAATTACAAACGACCAAAGACAAAACCGTCCCATGATTAAGGTTTCCCCTTATGACGACGGCGCGGACCCTGAGACTGCAAGAGTCCTTCAAGGGATTATGCGAAATATTGAAGTCAATTCAAACGCCGATACTGCGTACGATTGCGCTTTTGAGTCGGCGGTCACTGGTGGGCGTGGTTTTTTCAGAATCATAACTGATTACTGCGACCCTCATAGCTTCAATCAAGATATTAAAATTCTAACTATTAGCGACCCCCATACGGTGTTGCTTGACCCAAATTATAAAGAGCCTGACGGTTCGGATGCTAATTGGGGTTTCTTTTTTGACGATATCCCCTTAAGTGAATTTAAAGCACAGTACCCCGATGCTGAAGTTTCCACGGATGGATTTGAAATTAGCTCAGTAGGTTCCGACTGGTACGACGGCGAGAAGGTCCGAGTAGCAGAATACTTTGAAAAAACTTTCAAAAAAGAAATCTTAGTTCAATTACCCGACGGCTCCACATCTTTAAAATCAGACATTGAAAAGGCCGATCCTGAGTACCTTGCCCAGGAAGGTTTAACCCCCGAAGCCTTAAAGGCCCTTTACGAAAAAGAAGGAAAGACTAGAGAGACTCAGGTCCCAGTTATTAACTGGTATAAAATCAACGGTTGCGAAATTTTAGAAGAAACCGAATGGGCTGGGCAGTTTATCCCTATCATTCCAGTACACGGTGAAACTTTAACAGTAAACGGGAAGAGAGTATTTGAAGGGATTGTAAGGCACGCGAAAGACCCTCAGAGAATGTATAACTATTGGGCAACCGCCGAGGCCGAAGCAATCGCACTTGCTCCAAAAGCCCCCTTTATTGGTGCGGAAGGTCAGTTTAAAGGCTTTGAAAATCAGTGGAAAACTGCAAACACAAAAAATCACCCTTATTTAGAATATATCCCTAAGTCATTAGGTGGCGTGCCGTTAGCGGCTCCACAACGAGTTAATAGCGGCGCAAATGTCTCGGCAATTAATCAGGCACGTATGATGTCAGCCGACGATTTAAAATCATCTACAGGCATTTATGACGCCTCTTTAGGGAACCGCTCAAATGAATCAAGCGGAATCGCTATCAATCGAAGAGCGCAACAATCTCAAACTGGAAACTTTCACTTTGTTGATAATTTATCAAGATCCATACGCCACACAGGGAGAATACTTTTAGAGCTTATCCCTAAAATTTACGACACCGAGCGAGTGGTTAGAATTATTGGTGCCGATGACCAAGAGGAAATCGTTGCAATTAATACGCTCTTTAAAGATAAAAACGAAATCAAGCAATATGGTTTTGAAACTGGAAAATATGACGTTTCAGTTGATACAGGTCCTTCCTACGCCTCCAAAAGGCAAGAGGCAGTCGATTCAATGCTTAGACTTATTCAGAGCTACCCAAAGGCGGCTGAATTTGCTGGCGACCTTATGGTTAAGAATATGGATTGGCCAGGCGCGGAGGAAATTGCAAAACGCCTTAAGAAAACACTACCTCCAGAAATAACAAGCGATGAAGATGAAGAAATGCCAGCAGAGGCAAAAGCTCAAATAGAGCAAATGAGTCAGCAGCTTGAAGCAATCTCGGCAGCTCTTGAAGAAAAAGACGCCGAATTAAATGACAAGAAATTAGAGCTTGAATCAAAAGAGCGTATCGAGTTCGCTAAATTAGAAACTCAAATTAAATTGAAAACGGCAGAGCTGGACGTAAAGTACGCGGCACTACCTGATCAATTAAATCCTTTAAACCAGGAAGCTAATCAGCTCGAAAGTTTACAGGGTAACCCCTCTCAAAACCAAAGCCAATTAACGCCCGAATATCTAGCGCAGATTGAAGGGCAAAACCTTACTAGTGAGATGCCACTAGGAACACCATCGGAAGAATATCCGAGAGAGGAATAGAAAATGGAAGATCAAATTGAGGTAACGACAGTTGAAAATGACGAAACACCAGAGGTTGAGGAAATCGAATCAGAAAACTCACACGATGAGGAAGCAATTGAAGAAATTGATGAATCTAGTAGCGAGGAATCAGAGGAAGAATCTGACGAATCTGACGAAGATGAAGAACCAAAAGTAAAAAAGAAGAATGGCTTTAAAAAAAGAATCGACAAACTAAAGCATAGAGAGGCCCTTGCTAAAGAAGAGGCCGACTACTGGAAACAAAAAGCTTTAGAGAAAGAGGAAGTCAAAAAAGAGCCTAGCAATACCGTCAAAACTAACGATGCCCCTGACCCCGACGACTTTGAAACCTATGAGGATTTTGTTGATGCCTTAACTGATTACAAGGTGGAGCAAAAACTTGCGGCGAGAAGTGAGGCGAAGAGTAAGGAAACTCAACAAAGCAAGGCACAAGAACAAGCAAAGGTTTGGAGCGAAAAAGTTAATTCTTTTAGTGAGCAAACTCCTGACTTCGAAGAAGTTATGGAGGACGCCGCAGATTTTAGAATTTCGGAAGCCGCAAAAGAGGCATTAACTTTTAGCGAATCAGGCCCAGAGCTTATGTATTTACTTGCTAAAAATCCAGAGGAACTGGAGCGCATCAACTCACTACCACCAGCGATGGCCGTAATGGCACTTGGAAGAATGGAAGCGGGACTATCGAAAAAAGAAATTAAAAAACCAAAAACTTCAAAAGCTCCAGCACCTATATCGAGATTAAAGGGCGGCGCGAAGGTCAAAAAAGACTTAAGCGATCCGAACTTATCACAAAGGGAATACGAAGAGCTTAGAAACGAACAGCTCAAAAAAAGAGCATAGGACTAAAAAATGAGTAATTCATTATTAACGATCTCACAGATCACAAAAGAATCTTTAAGGGTTCTTAAAAACCAAATTGGAATGACTAAATCGGTTAACCGTCAGTATGACGACAGCTTTGCAAAAAGCGGTGCTAAAATTGGTGATACAATCAATATTAGAAAACCAAACCGTTTTACAGTTTCTAGCGGACAAACTTTATCACTTCAAGATGTAACGGAAGCAAGTACGCCTCTTGTTCTTGACAGTCAAAAGCACGTTGACTTTCAATTTTCTTCAAAAGATATGACTTTATCAATTGACGAATTTTCTAAGCGTTACGTTGTCCCAGCTATGACAGCACTTGCAAATGATTGTGATTTTGCTTTAACAGGTCTTTATAAGCAAATTTCTCAGTCAGTGGGTACTCCTGGTACTTCAATGGCAACATTAACAGATGCCCTTGCTGCAAAAAGAAAACTTGCCGAAGCTGGTTGTCCAGTTGATTCAAAACTTTCAATGATGATTGACGCCGAAGCGGAAGCTTCAATTGTTGATGGACTTAAAGGACTTTTTCAATCTTCTAACCAGATCAAAGAGCAATACGAAAAAGGTATGATGGGACGCGCTGCTGGTTTTGGTTGGTCAATGGATCAAAACATTAGAAAGCATACTGTTGGTGCATATGCTGGTACGCCGCTTGTTAACGGTGGATCACAAACTGGTGCCGCTCTTATTACTGACGGCTGGTCAAGTGGGGCGTCGGCCTTAGTTGAGGGTGATGTTTTTACAATCGCTGGTGTTTATGCAATTAACCCACAAAACAGAGAGTCTACAGGACAGCTAAAAGAATTTGTTGTGACTGCTGGTATTTCTGACACTTCGGGTGCAAAAACTATTGCAATCTCACCGTCAATTGTTACTAGTGGCGCTCTTCAAAATGTTAATGCTGGCCCAGCGGATAACGCTGCCATTACTGTAAAAGGCGCGGCCTCAGGTGTTTTCCCTCAACAATTAGCTTTTCATGAAGATGCCTTTGTTCTTGGTTGTGCTGACTTGGTTCTTCCAGGTGGCGTAGATATGGCCTCAAGAGCTAGCGATTCAGATAGTGGATTATCTCTTAGATTAGTTCGTGATTACGATATTTCTAACGATAGATTCCCTTGTCGTATTGATCTTCTTTATGGAGTGAAAGCGGTTTACCCAGAATTAGCTTGTAGAATTTACAACTAAATAATTGGGGGCCTCGGCCCCCTTTTTTAAGAGGTTCGCATGGTTAAAGAAAAAGAAATTAAGAAAGAAGAGAAAAAAGAAATTAAAAAAGCCGCGACTGAAAAGGTTTCTTTAAAGTTTCCTATTTGGCTTTACTCAAAAGACGGCAGCGTTTTATTTAAGAACGAAAAACAATACTTAGAAGAATCGAAAAATAAAAAGTTTCAAGATACTCCTTTTAATAAAGGCTAGATATGAGCAGCGTTTTAACTATTTTAACCGATGCCTTAAAAAAAATTGGTGTTGTGTCTACAGCGGAAACGCTTAGCTCGGAAGAGTCCAGTGACGGCTTAAGGACTTTAAACGCGCTTTTATCGAGTTGGAATAACGACAGTTTAATAGTTAATGGAAATCAGATTGAAGAGTTTGTATTGACTCCTATGCAGTCAGTTTACACGTTTGGAACTGGTGGCGATTTTAACAGTTCAGCGCCAGTAAGAATTGAGCAAGCATTTTTAAAATACACCGATGGAACTGAATACCCAGTAAAGCTTATAGATAATGAGCAATGGGGTAGGTTGACTACAAAAACAACACAATCAACCTTACCTACACACGTATATATAGACGAAAATTATCCTTTACGGACCGTTCATGTCTACCCTGTGCCGAGTATCGCCACAACTCTTGTTCTTCATAGTTTTCGAAAGTTTTCAGCGTTCACTTCACTGACAACCGAAGTGCAGCTGGCCGAAGGAATGGAGAGGGCGCTTGTTTATAATCTTGCGTTAGAATTTGCGCCTGATTACGGCAAAAATCCAAGTGGGTTAGTTATCCAAACCGCCGCCGAATCATTGGCGCTTATTCAAAGAAACCACAATAACGCTGGCATTTTAAGATGCGATGCCGCACTTGTTGGAAAGGGATCTTTTGATTGGAGACTTGGCGAATGAATTACGATGGATTCATAGGTCCTTCTTATACAGTCGATTCGGTTAATATCGACGCTCAAAGGTGCGTGAATCTTTATCCTAAGATTAATGAAATGGGAAAAGGTAAGAGTTCGCAAGTGGCAGCTCTTATAGGCACCCCTGGGCTTTCCCTAGCAGTTACAATTGGTGATGGACCAGTGAGGGGAATCTTTAGAGGTTCTAACGGTTTCCTTTATGTAGTTAGCGGAAACAAATTATATTATGTTAATTCATTAAATGTTGCCCAGGAGCTAGGTACACTTTTAACCTCCACTGGAAATGTTGACTTTGCTGATAACGGCGCGACTCTTGTTATAGTTGATGGCGACAATGGTTATTGGCATACATTTAGTTCAACAACTATTACCAGGTTTGTTGGTGCGGAATGGCTAGGCTCCACTAAAGTAAACTTTGTAGACGGTTATTTTTTATTTAATGACCCTGATAGCTCAAAATTTTATATCTCTAATCTTAATAGCGTTGATCTTGATATATTAGACTTTTCCACGACCAGTGGTTCACCTGATAATATTATTGCGACACTGGTGAATCATAGAGAAGTTTGGCTTTTTGGAAGCGATTCAGTAGAGGGCTGGTTCAACTCAGGTAATCCCGACTTTCCTTTTGAGCGAATCGGATCTGGTTTTATGGAGATGGGATGCGCGGCTGCTTTTAGCGTTGAAAAAATAGATAGAACAACATTTTGG